TGAGCTTAACGTTCGAAAACCCTGTGTTTCAGCAACAATGATTCTAATTAAGATAATTATTGGTATGCTAAATTCCGGGTGTAAGGACACATCTAGGAGGAACACCACGTTCAGGTTGCTATATGGGTGGTATGTTATTATTACAATGTATCCCCATTTAAGCGACGAGGAGCTTCTTAACAAGTTCTTCCTGTTAGCTAACGGCGATGACTGTTTGACTTGGGGTATCGATAATATTGAAAAATATGTTGAAACCTTTGCGTCAATCGGCATTACGTTGAGAAACCCTAGACAAGAGTTAAATCTTGTTGATTATTGTTCTCATATGTTTAACGTGTTAACAGGTAAGGCTCCATTAACTTCATGGCCAAAGTTAGTACACAATTTAATGTGGAAGACTGGCTTAAGAGTTGATGCTGAACAGGCTTTGGATGAATGTCGTGACAACGACAATTATAACAGAATAGCCAGATTTGTTGCGAGTATCTTTCCTAATGAAGTAGATGTGATCTCTCAATCAATTAGTGTTGACCAAGAATAAATCCTATAAATGGTAAATAAATCCAATTTAGCGGTCGTAAGTTTATACGTAATAAACGAAAATCCAAAATTAGCCATCGAGTCGTCAGATGGCTGAAACTTTTAATAAATTTTCAAACACTTTAAATAATCATTATAGATTGTTCCAAATTTGTGTTAAATTGTAATATTAAAATGACTAGGAAAGGAAAGAAACAGAAACCTCAAGTTACTACTCTAACAAAGTATAAGAACAAGGAGTCTAAGAAAACCAAACAAAAGTCTAAAGGCAAAGCTAGTAGAAAACGGCTCGTTGAAGCTGTATGTTCACAAATTGATCCTTTCTGCAAATACGCAGTAGGGGCCAAGATGTATGACTCTTCTACATGGCCTAGTCATACTATTACAAGTAGAAAGTTAATTGAGGTTGTTACAGATGCAAACGGTGCTTATGCACTTAGGTTTGATTCATTACCAGCCAATTATTACAAGGAAGCAACCACAATTGTTAGTAATGTAGTAACTGTCTATGGTAGCGCGAATGAAATGACCAATTATGCACAACAAAATGTGTTGTATAGTCATTTCAGAATAGTTACCTCTGGTCTGAAATTCTTCTCGTCAGTAGATGAGGATAAGAGTAAGGGCTTGGTTACTGTAATGACTGATTATGAGAATGATGAGTCTGTACTTCACGGCTTATTGTCAACAGCTGTTGCTGATGTATCACGTACTAGATTACGTGATGCTGAAGTAACATGGATTGCAGTAAGTAGTACAGCTACAGGTGAGTATAGAGAATTTGATTCAACTGCTACTGCAGATGATCCACAAAACAGTAGATGTGTTTTCGCGATCACAGGAGCAACCGCTTCCACTAGCGTTGGATATCTCGAACTTGTAACTCATTATGAATGCAGATCAAATTATGCATCTGCTGCAGCAGCATCAACAACACCTGCAGCACCAAGAAATCACTTGGTCACTTCAATAGTGTCTAATGTTGCTAAGCAATTAGAGCCAGCAACAATAGCTAACCATATAACTACTGGTAAGAGAGTAGTTAAAGCTATTGAGGATGTAATGGATACAGTAGGTGGCATGTTAAGTGCAGCACCTTATTTATTAACTTTACTATAATTAATTAAAGAGTTTCTCTCTGAGAAAACAGAAAACTAGAATAAAACTATGTAAATTGAATGAAGAAAACAACAAATTGACACACACCATCATAACAGCTAAGAGCTGACTATGTATTACACACATAGTGATTGAGGCG